GGATAATGGAGAGTTTTTTGGATTGGACCTCCCTGTGTTCACGAAGGGTTTTCCACACGGACGAGGCGGCGTGTGGTCCGAACCGCCTCACGAAATTAGTTTGCGGCGGGGTTTTCCTTCTTACCCGAATTGACACCTTGATGGGCGGTGGAGACCGCGAAGCCCATCGTAACCCCAGTCGGCGGTGGGTGAGATATGTGCCTTCAAAAACACCGACAGCACAGGCGTTGATCACCTCATACGACATTGGCGTGACTGTGTATTGGGGGGCGTAGTAGACATGTCTGATATTGGTCAAGAATTAGAAATGTTGAAGAGACGTGCGGTTTCTGCTCAACGCACAGGTCAACGTCCCCCAACGTCTTTTACTAAAAAACAAAAGCGGAATTATGCAGCCATACATAAAGTAATAGAAATAGATCTTAAGAAAGCTGACCCTTATGAGCTTGTCACAGATGAATTTCTAGAAACAGCGGACGACTACGAAGATGAATTAACCGCTTACGAGTTGCAGTCCTACGTAGACTCCATACTTTCCTCTGTAGATGTCTGTGTGTGTAACAATGCGTTTGTCATTCCTGTTGATAAACGTGAAATCCCCGAAGACTATGTGGGAAACGCTGCAGATAATAACAGGGGTCATAAGTTCACTTACGAACAAGAAACATTTATGGAAGAATTAGCTCGGAGAAAAGAGCTAAAACGAAAAGCGAAAGAGAAGTCAGATGCAGCCGCTCGGCACCTTGAAGCGTGTCATAAATATCAGGCTCGGAGGAAAGCGTATAATTTAAAAAGAGCTTTATTAAAGGATTACGCATTCAGACGGTTTCCAAACAAAGATAGAAGGAGGGCATCAGGTATGAAATACGCAGTTGTATATAACAATCAACCTATACGTGAAACGAACAGTACAGTCATATATTTTAAAACGTTACGCGAAGCAAAAGCGGCTAGGGCTAACTTGCTGCTTAAACATGGTTTTCAGCCCGAAGACATAGAAATACTAAAAACATTTGGTAAGGATAACATATGACACCCGAAGCAAAGGTTAAACGTAGGATTACTGCCAAATTAAAGGACATGGGCGCGTACTACTTTTATCCGATGACAGGTGGGTATGGGCGTAGCGGTGTGCCTGATATTGTTGGTTGCTATAGGGGTATGTTTTTCGGGATCGAAGTTAAGGCAGGGAAGAACAAACCAACAGCTTTGCAGATGAGAAATTTACAAGAGATAGAAGCGCAAGATGGAATAGCGCTCGTGGTCAATGAAGATAATGTATCTCGTGTAGAGGAGTATCTTAATGGGGGATGATACAAAATTATCTCCAGCCGACGAAGCACTTTTGCGTCACCTACGTCAAGAGGTAGATTACTACCAAGATGAAAGTTTAAGGACGCAATTTAGGCACCCGAATGTCAACCAAGATTGGGATCGGGCAAGAAGAGAACTCAAAGAGTTTGTAACTAAACTGCGTATCGCAGGAAAAAATGTTTAGGAGAACATAATGGTTAAGAAAGTCAGAACAACTAAAGCAGATAAGATTTGGGCCTACAAAGTTAAACACCCAGAGGCGTCTGCAAAAGAGATTGCAAAGGCAACGAAATCATCAGCCGCATATGTATGGAAGTTGATGGAGAAGATCGGTACGCCAAAAGAGGTGCTAGAAGCGCCGAAAAATGTAGTGATGACTGAACATATGGATCTGACCCAAAAGATTGCAGAGAAGTACACGATCACTCGTAAAGCGCCAGAGGGCGCAATACCATCCAAGACAACTATGGATGAAATAGAAAGTAGATCACGTAGAGGTATTCTCAGGAAAGCCGAAACACTTGTATGTAAGGATCGTGCAGAAGAACATGGTGATGCTCACGACAACTTTGCAACAACAGCGAAGTATTGGAATGCACATCTTGGCATTGATTGGATTGAACCGAGTGACGTTGCTATTATGATGGCAATGCTCAAGATGGCTAGACTGCGTTCTAAATTAGAAAACGTAGAAAACTATCAAGATGCCTGTGGTTATATGGCACTGGGCGGCGAGATGCGTCCAAAGTGAGTTTTGTTACATTAGACTTTGAGACCTATTACGACAGACAATACACGTTAAAAAAGCTCACGACAGAAGAGTATGTGCGTGATAATCGTTTTGAAGTAATAGGTCTTGCTATAAAAATTGACGACAGTCCGACCATGTGGGTAGAGGGTGCTGGTGACGTTGAAGGTTTTCTATCAGAGGCAGACTTCTCTGAGAGTATTATACTTTGTCACAACACGATGTTTGATGGCGCAATACTTAATTGGCACTACAATATTAAACCTATGGCATGGTTCGACACGCTGTGTATGTCAAGGGCATTACATGGAACAGAGCAAAGCGTTGCGCTGAAGAACGTGGCTGCGCGGTACGGCGTTGGTGTAAAAGGTGATGAAGTACAGAACACTATGGGTAAACACCTAGATGACTTCACCAGAGAGGAGTTAGATAGGTTTGCAGAATATGCGATCAATGATGTTGATCTGACCTACGAGATATTCAGACACATGCAGCCTACGTTCCCGCAGCAGGAACTAGAGTTAATTGATCTCACATTACGCATGTTTATAGAACCTATGTTACGTCTAGATCTCGCGGGTTTACAAGAACACTTGTCAGAAACACGTATGCGTAAATTAAATTTACTGAAGACAGCTAACGTATCGCGCGAAGAGTTGATGTCCAATCCGAAGTTCGCGGTGCTACTTGAAAGTTTTGGGGTAAAACCCCCTACAAAGATCAGCGCACGAACAGGTAAAGAAACTTTTGCTTTTGCCAAATCAGATGAAAAGTTCAAAGCGTTACTCAACCATGAAGACGATAGGGTGCAAGCGTTAGTAACTGCAAGGTTGGGTACTAAAAGTACCTTAGAGGAAACTCGTACAGAGAGATTTATAGGGATTGGTCAACGTGGCACGCTTCCCGTACCAGTTCGTTACTATGCTGCTCACACAGGACGGTGGGGTGGGGATGATAAAATCAACCTGCAAAACCTGCCAAGTCGAGGTCCAAACGGTAAAAGACTAAAGAGTAGTATTATCGCACCCGAAGGGTACAGTCTTATAGATGCCGACAGTTCGCAAATTGAAGCGCGTGTATTAGCGTGGTTGTCAGAGCAGGACGATCTCGTCCATCAGTTTGCTAACGGTGAAGACGTCTACATAAAAATGGCGAGTTCTATCTACGATGTTCCCGAAGATCAGGTTACGAAAGACCAGAGGTTTGTTGGTAAGACCACCATCCTCGGCGCGGGATATGGGATGGGGTATTTAAAGTTTGGGGCGCAACTTAAAACATTTGGTTATGAAGTATCCAAAGCAGAAGCAAAACGTATTATTAATGTTTACAGAGAGACGTATCCAGACATACAGGATCTTTGGCAGGCTGCAGGCCAGTGTGTAAAAGATATGTACAACAACAAAGTATTTAGGTTTGGTCGTAAGGGGGTAATTGAATTAGACGTGGATCAGAATGCCATTGTCTTACCCTCTGGTCTAAAGATGTTTTATACTGACTTAGCCACCACAACAGAGGAGGACCGAACCGAGTATCACTACAAAACCAGAGAGGGGCGCACTCGAATATACGGTGGGAAGGTGGTAGAGAATGTCTGCCAAGCTATCGCTCGTTGTATAATTGGTGAACAAATGTTAAATATTTCCAAGAAATACCGCGTAGTTTTGACAGTGCATGATAGTATTGTTTGTTGCGTAAAGAATGCAGAGTTAACTGACGCACAGGTATACGTGGAGAGTTGTATGCGTGAGACACCAGAGTGGGCTTTAGGACTGCCTGTTGACTGTGAAAGCGGTGTTGGTAGGTCATATGGAGAGTGCGAATAGTGTCAGCTTGGTCCTTCAGTAAGTTAAAAAGTTTTGAGACGTGTCCAAAACAGTTTTATCATTTGACTGTATTAAAAGAGTATCCGCAGGAAGAAACCGAAGCGATGCTCTACGGTACAGCTATGCACAAAGCAGCGGAAGATTACATAAAATCGGATACACCACTTGATCCGAGGTTTGATTACGTGAAGGACGCTTTGGATGAACTTAAAGAAATACGAGGTGTTAAACTTTGTGAAAAGAAAATGGGTCTTACAAAAGAATTAAAACCATGCGGCTTTTACGATAAAAAAGCATGGTTTCGTGGTATTGTAGATTTAGCAATCATCGACACTTTGGCGGAGCGAGCGTGGGTTGTGGACTATAAGACAGGCAAGTCTACACGATATGCAGATAAAGGTCAGTTAGAGCTGATGGCTTTGAGTATCTTCAAAGAATACCCTGAGATCAAGTATGTGAATGCTGCACTTCTTTTTGTTGTTGCCGGGGAGCTGATAGATGACGCCTATCATGTAGACAACTCTGTGGCTATGTGGGGGAAATGGATTACGAAACATGATAAAATGCAAAAAGCATTTGATACGGATGTCTGGAACCCACGTCCATCAGGGCTATGCAGGCACCACTGTCCTGTTGTAGAATGCGCTCACAACGGAAGGAATTAGCCATGCCCTATGTAAACAAGCCGCGCCCCTACAAAAAAGAATACAAACAACAAAAAGCCAGAGGCGAACACTCTGACCGCATGGAGCGCCAACGTGCGCGTCGAGCGATGGACAAGACAGGTAAAGACGCCAACAAAAATGGCAAAGCTGACAAGCGCGAGGGTAAAGATATTGCCCATAAAAAACCATTGAGTAAGGGCGGTAAAAATAAAGATGGGTACAAAATTCAAAGCCGTAAGAAGAATAGAGCGGCAGGTGGTGCTTTAAGCAAAGGCCCGAAAAAATATAAAAAACGTTAGTAGATTACTAACAAAGGGGAACATAATGAATATCATGCGTGATAAACCAGTTACTGCAATAGAAAAACACTATAAATGGTCGGGGCAGTACAAACCTTTTGACCATCAAAAGAAAACAGCGGCATTTCTTACCTCTTATCCAAAAGCGTTTTGTTTTAACGAACAAGGCACTGGCAAGACCGCTAGTGCAATTTGGGCGTCAGACTTTTTAATA